ACAAAGAATCTTTAAGATTCCCGGAGTAATCATATACTCGAATTTAATGAACGATTTCATAATTTTACTTTTTTTCAATAAGAAACTTATCTACTGAAAATTTAAACGCGAAGAAAGATATAACAGGCCAAAAGAATAATATCAACAAATTAAACCATAGTGCTTCGTCTAAATTATCCGCGGCAGAAGGGAGAGCGCCGCCTATAGCCAGAAAAAAACCTGCAACGAATCCAATTCCAAACAACCCAGCTATACTTAGTAGCGACATCACAATAAAAGCTTTAATATAATCAATCATAGTTACTATTTTACGCTACTTTAGTAATATTAACTAATTATTTTTTAACTAGAGGCTTAGGTGTTTTTACTTTTTTCACCTCATACTTACTCTTATCTTGCTCATAAAGTTTAGTTAAATTGTAAAACTCTTCATATTCAACAAATGTATCAAATATATATGTCTGACTAACCGCGTCTCCTAGATCAAAGATAACATGCCAATCATTTTCTTTATCGCTCTTTTCGGCTCTCATTGCAGCCTTGCGTAAAGCAGTCGCCTTGAAAGTTTTAACCGCATGCTCGTAAGAGATGCCGTCCCTCCCCTGTTTACCATATTCTCCATGCTGGTAGTGGTCTTGTGTAAGCTCTCCTTTTGGGTTTATGCCAAAGATTGTCCATTGACCCTCTGTGAACTCAGAAGCTTTGTAAACATTGTTTCTACCTTTAAAAGCATGAGCGGGAACATTGTCCCCGGCTACTATGTTTACATAAATAGTCTTATTCTCCTCGCGAGATTTTTTAGCGGCTTCTTTTAAAGCCATAAAAAGATTTCTATTATAATAATTTAAAGACTGATAAAAAGCTTTATTTGCCCCCGTGGATGGAACAAACAGGGTCTTTTTGGTAATAATGTCGTTTATCGAATAATACTCTTTTGCCTCTTTCTCTTCCCATATTTCTTCACGGGTCAGAACTCTCTCATCTAACTCAGGAATGTATTGAGTTGCAAAAGAAACAAATGATTTATTTTCAGTAGTCTGCGAAAAAACAGAAACGGAAACCAGTAGTGATAATATAAACGTTTTCATTTCAAACACATTTTAGGGCCATAGCCAAAATTTCTTATATAATGATTCTTTTCAAACTCTTCTACTGTCTTGACCCAGTATATTTCTACCCCTTCCTGTTTAGAATCTTTAAAATAACGGCACAGCGCAACGTGAGTAGCGTCTTTTATTTCATCTAGAGAGTTAACTTTAAGTATTGGGTCTTTGTATTTAGTAGTCTTAACTGAAATTTTACAATTCTTTCCTTCTTTATTCCTGCATAGAATATCTGCTGAATGCTTATCTCCTTGTGAGCGAGGAATAAAATCCATGAACCCTTTTACTTCTTCTGCAACAGCATATTCTCCAGCTACCCCCATATAATGCCCTTCTAAACTTTTATCATAAGCACTGCCGTCCTTGCGGCCGGAGCACATGAGGGACTTAGTTTTTAAGTGGGTCTTCCCTTCGGCTCGTGATCTAGCAACTGCATCAAGAAAAGATTGCTCGTTTTGATCAAAGAATTTTATCTTCACTTTTTTAAAAGCCAGCTACTACTCTGGATCTTTTTCCCCAGTCCGTAAACTGGTTTAATGCCTATCTGTTCGCATGTTTTATGCTCTGGAGTCTCTCCTTTACCTGTCCGATCCCCGCCATTACAGAACATCATATGCTTGTATTTATTCTTGTAAAGCGCTCTGATCCATTCAAGAGTGTTGCAGACGGTATCGTCTTGATCGGCAGATTCTACTACCATGTCTACAGGTTTCAAAGATTCTATAATCTTTAATCTCTCATCAAGAGGCATGAAGGGTTTGCCTTTTTTGCGCTCTAGGAAAGTGTCGTCATTCACAATTACGCATAAATCATCTGCCATATTCTTAGCCTTATCAAAAAGCTCAATATGACCTACATGCACAGGATCAAACCCACCGCTAACTATTGCTAATTTCATTTGTAAACTCGGTAACTATCACTATCTTCGTGAAAGGTGCTTATTTCAATAAATTTAACCGGCCCGTCATGAGCTTCGAGCTTATGAGGTACAAACCTATCCATAATAAACCTTTGCCCTTCTTTTACATAGTGGGGAGTTATCTCCGTGGTTACGGTAT